GGCGGACAGGGCGTGGTAGCGATAGGCATTGCGCGAGCCGGCCGTGGTGAAGCCTTCCAGGGCCAGCTGGGTACGCTGGCGCAGGCGCGCGTCGGTTTCGTAGACGGCCGGCCGTGGCGGCCTGGCCTGAGAGTCTGCCGGGCTCACCACTTGCCGCTGGACGCCATACCAGGCGGCCAGGTTGTCCAGGTCGGCACCGGTGGCATAGGCCAGCAGCGTGGCCTTGGCGCCTTCGTTGACACGCTGGCGCAGCAGCAGCTCGCGATAGGTGTTCTCCTCGAGCAGCTTGGTCAGGGGCTCGGACTCCAGCGCCAGCCGAGCAGCCAGGGCTTCCTGCTCGGCCGCCGGCCAGAGCGCAAGCAGACGCGCCTTGCGCTGGGCCAGCAGTGTCTCGAAGTCGAGTGGCTCGACCACGGTGGGTGGGGGGAGTTGGGAAAGATCGATCATGGGTGGATTCCACGAGGAGGAGGCGGGCGGGAAACTCCGGACGTTGTTACCCACCTGTCCACTGGGCGGGCGCGCCCAGCGGCCAAGGCATTGCCCTGAACAGAGCAGCGGGACGTTGCAGGATTGGCCATGGTGGGTAAGCGCCGGGAAGGGTGACGCTGTACAGGCTGGCGGACCCGGAGAGCCGGGTCATGGGGCGGGGGTTGTAGGGGGGAAGGAGACAAACTCAGGGAGAGGCAGCGGCTCCAGCCCTGGGTCCGCTGCCGCTCAAGCCAAAGTGGAGTGCTCGGGGAACGCTACCAATGGATGGCGCTCAACTCGTCCTGCGTCAGGGCCTTTGCCACCCGTTGCTCCAGCTCGATCTTGCGGGCGATGCAGGTGTCGATGGCGTGCTTGCCATCGCTACCCACCTGTTGGATCTGGGCGGCGGTGTGGCCAAGATAAGCCCAGGTACCTGTGGTGTCCTGACACCAGACGGGGGTAGACCAGTCTGCCGCCAGTCCCTGCTGCATAGACACCAGGACCGCGGCCTGCAGGTTGCTCTGGTCGGTGAGCTTGGCGGGGTAGTGGTGGTGCTGGCCAAGGGCATTCGAGTCGAAGCCGGCGAGGATCGCGGCGGCGCAGTCGGTGTCCAGTTCGGTGAGCTTGAGCGCCCGGGTCTCTTCCAGAGAATGCCGAGGCGCAACGACACCGCCATTCTCAACCCATTGCAGATAGTCCCGGTAATCGCGATTTTTTTCGGTCGCGGGGATGAAGGCGCCATCCGCCAGGCGAATGATCCCCTGTTCGAATAATTTGTATTCTGTAGACATGATTTCAAATCTCCGCGTCGGCCATGAAGAACCCATAGAAACCGCCTTGGCCACTCGAGTTGAACTGGGCTATGGGTTGCCAGCCCTGATGACTGGCCGATGACGCAGAGGGCGCGCTCAGAATTGGGGAGTAGCTCAGGGCATTTATATTCATACTGGGAATCACTCGTTTGGCCGTTTTGAAGCCATGCCAGTACGCGCTGTAGTTACCGGCGGCTCCATAGACTTCGAGGCTGAAGTTGCCAGTTTCGTAGTAGCGTTGGCAGAGATCGAGCTCTAGAGAGAGTGGCCTCTGTTCGAATGGTGTAGCCAGGGCGCCAGCTTCAAGTTGCCAATCCCATGAGTTGAATACAAAGGTGGCGCCGCTCGGAAATAAAATCAGGATTTCGGCAAAGTCGTCGCCGTTAGTTCCTATGGTTTTGCCCGAGATACTAGGCACGTCGAAGGTCAAGGACTTGCGGTCATATTTGTTACTGCCATCGGTAGTGAAGCTACCTACGAAACTATCCAGTGGCGCACTTGGGGAGCCGCCGCTTCCAAAGAACTGCCGAAATACAATTTGGCAGAATAGTGGGACGTTTGTAGTCGACGCCATTAGCGAAAAAGTTACTTTTCGTCCTTCCAGGGTACGGACCGATTCCAGTCGCTGCGAGAGCTGAGGGTTATTGGTCGCCGCCTTAGTTTGTTGCCAGGCCAGGTAGGTTTGACCGAGCTGGTCACCAACAGCGTGCAGAGCCCGGCTAACAGTGCAGGCGCCATTGGCGCCCGTATAACAAAGGAAGCGATCAGCGCAGTAGACCGCATTGCCAGTGTCCGAAAGCGATCTCGTACTGCCTCGCTGCCAGTAATAAAACGACGGATTGATCAGCCGGTTACGCAAACCAAGCTGGCCAATGACATTGGCGCTCACCGCGGCAAAGGCCTCGCCAGCCCCACCTAGAACCAGCCAAGACAGGGTTTCCGGGCGTGCCACCAGTACCGCCGAGCACAGTGGAGGCAGTGTCAGCGGCTGAAGCATGGTATCGGCGCCCGCTGGTGTGACTACCACCAGACTCGAGGTGGAAACGTTCTTGAGCAACAGCGCGGCCCCGGTCGGCAGCGTGGACAAGACCGGCAGTACCACGGGGCCGCTCGCAGGTAGATTGATCCGAATGACCTTGCCGGCATCATCAGTGGTCAGGATCGTGCCAACGTCTCCGGCGTCCTTGATCGCCGAGAACTCGAGACCCATCGTCTTTACGAAATCGGTGGTGGCAATACTGGTGTCGCTGTCGAAGCGTGCTGGCTTTGGCGCTCTGGGATCGCCAGTGAGAACAGGAGACTTGAGCGGCGCATAACCACTGGTGATGTCAGCGAAAGCTAGTATTGATGTGCCCAGGGTGATGGGCGCATCGGTAATCAGCTTCCAGAGGGTATCGGCCTGAGTATTGCCCTGCTCGACATAGACGATCAGGCCCGGGGTGACCTCGCTATTGGTGTCGGCATCCAAGACACGACTCCAGATGCCAGCGGCGACCAGGTAAAGGCCGTTCTGGCTTGCAGTATCCTGGTTTTTCACCAGCACGCGATCGCCTACCGCCAGGGTCACGCCATCGACGGTCTGGGTACCGCTCAAGGTGAGATTCGTGGTGGTGGCGACGCGCACCGATTGCTTGAAGTCCAGGCGGTTGACGGCCACGGTAAGGACCTCGTCGACGTATTGCCGCGTGGCCAGCACTACGCTGGGATCAAGGATCAACGCCACGCTGGCGCTGCCCACCGCCAGGATCAGGCGCAGCACCTGGGTACGGCCCGAGCCCTCGGCCAGCTGTGGCTTGTAGCTGGGTGGCGTATTGGCTACGGCGATCAGGTTGCCGTCATTGTCGTAGAGGCCCGCCTCACGGATCCAGTTGCCGCCATAGGTCTCGGGGATGACCAGCTCGGCGATGACCTGATTACGATTGCTGGGATCGACGTTTAGGGTGTTGAGTGGGGCGCGGTACCACTCGCCGACCAGCGCGGTCTGGTTGCGGCTAGGCGTGGGCGGGGTGCCGCCGCCGTCGCCGACGGCCATCTTGGCCAACTGCAACGGCTGATTGGAGGCTGTGGCGCTGGCCAGTTTGGCTTCGCCGAGGGCGGTGAGAAGGACGGTATAGGTTGGGCTCATGGCGAGAGACTCGGGTAGCGGCGGTTGAGTGGGCTGACGCCCATAGCTGCGGTGGGAGGGCGGTGAGCGGCCTGTCGAGCAGCTTGGCGGCTGTCCTGCCGCCTCGCAGCTGCCGGTCGTTGTCTGCGCTACCGTTACAAGGTGGCAACCGCTACCAGGTGACGGCCGCGATCTCGTCCAGGCTGGTGGCCTGAGCCAGCTGCCGGGCCAACTCGAGCTTGCGCGTGATGCAGGCGTTGACGGCTTGCCTGGCGGCGCTGCCCACCTGCTGGATCTGGGTGGCCGTGTGCTCGCGATAGGCCCAGACGCCGCTGGCATCCTGGCACCAGACGGGAGCGGTCCAGTCCGCCGGCAGGCTGGGTTGCAGGGAGTCTAGAACCGCGGCCTGCAGATTGCTCTGGTCGGTGGGCTGGGCCGGGTAGTGGTGTGGTTGGCCGAGGGCGTTCGCGCTGAAGCCGGCTAGGATCGCCGCCGCGCAAGCCGCATCCAGTTTGGAGAGTTTTATCGAATGGGCATCGCTAATCGAATGCAGGGGGGCGGCTTCGTTGCCTACTGCGCACCAAGCCAGATAGGCCTGGTAGTCGCGATTGCCGGAATGCGTTGGGATGCAGGCTCCGTCGTGCTGGCGGATAACGCCATCGCGAGTGAGACGATACAGAGTCATTTCGTTATCCATCATTAAATCTCCGCGTCCGCTGTCCAGTGCTGATGAATATTGACGCCAGTGGTAAGTACGCCAGAGGACCAATAGAGCTCGAATCCGTTTAGTCCCTTTGTGTAGGCAGAGCCAGAAGGGCCATTCATGTCCGTGCCATTCACCGTGCTTTTGCCTGGTTCGCCAGAGTTCAGGGCGTAGTAGGTCAATGTGGGACTTATCCGTTTTGGAACTTTGTAGTAGACAGTTGCGGCGGCGGCGGTAGTCTTTGTCGCCGCCGCCGAAATATGGCAGCCCTGAGCACCGGCCGTGCCTGGCGAGACTTCTGGGTCATAAGATTTTTCGTAGTAGCGCTGGCAAAGTGATAGCTCTACGGTTGGGCCCCTGAATTCAAAAGGTGTTGCCAAGTGGCCCTCTTCAAGCTGGCATCCCCAAAGATTGATGCTGATGCCGTTGGCTGCATTGTTGAAGGCAAAAGCGACTCGCAAACCTACAGCCGTTCCATCGTTTGGAATGTCTGCGGAGAGTGAGAAGTTTTGCGAGGCTGGTCCGAGATCGTAAGCTTTAGATGCGATGGTTATCCAGCCATTTTCAATAAAGGCCTGATCTGCAATGGGAGCTTTCTGAATATAGGCAGTTATGCTCTGTGGGACGCCAGAGTTGGCTTGGAACGAGAGGTTTGCTTTTTTTCCTGCCAAGGTCGACGCAATATTTTTCTCGATAACCTGGGCAAGGCTTAGTTCATTGACGGCGGCTTTTGGCGATAGCCACAAGGCGTACTTGCCATAAGGAGGCGCTGCGATACCTCTGCTGACAATCACATTCGAGATTGTTTCGATACGCCACCGATCGGCGCAGTAGCCTGATGTATTAAAGGAAGTACCCCGCTGCCAGTAATCGAAATTCCCATTGATGAGCTTATTGCGGAACGACCATTGCCCTGCAATACCGCTGGCCAGTGCGTCCACCGTCTCGGATGATCCACCCGACACAAGCCATTCCGCCGTGCCAGGGCGAGCGACCAGCAGTGCCGAGCACAGCGGCGGTAACGTTAGCGGCCGTGGCAGAATGTCCGTGCCTGCGGGAGAGACCACCACTAGGCTCGATGTCGATACGTTCTTAAGCAGCAGCGCCGCAGCACCTGGTAGCACCGAAAGCGGTGGCAGGACCAGAAAGCCGGTTGGGGAGCCGGCAGCTGAGGGGAGATTCACCCGGATCACCTTGCCAGCATCCTCGGGCGCCAGGGTCGTGCCTGTAACGGTCACGTCCTTTACCGCTGAGAATTCGAGCCCCATCGCCTTGACGAACTCGGTGTTGGCAATGCTTTTATCGTTGTCGAAGCGCGACGGCGTTGGTGTGCGTGGGTCGCCGGAGAAGTCAGGCGACTTGAGTGGCGCATAACCACTGGTGATGTCGGCGAAGACCAGGGTGGTGGCGCCCAGGACTATGGGGGCGTCGGTGATCAGCTTCCACAGGGTGTCGCCCTGCAGGTTGCCTTCCTCGACCGCTACCAGCAGCCCTGGGGTCACCTCCGGATTGGCGTCGGCATCGCTGGCTCGCGGCCAGGTGCCCAGGGCGACGACATAGAGGCCATTTTGCGCCGCATTGCTTTGATTCTTCACCAGCACCCGATCACCCACGGCCAGGGTGACGCCATCGACCGTCTGGGTGCCGCTCAAGACCAGGTTGGCCGTGCTGGCGGCGCGTGCCGACTGCTTGAAGTCCAGGCGGTTGATGGCCACGGTGATGGCGTCGTCGACGTACTGCCGGGTGGCCATGACCGTCGTGGTGTCGAGCTTCAGCTCCACGGTCGCGGTATTGGCGATGACCAGCACCAGGCGCAGCACTTGGGTCCGGCCCGAGCCTTCGGCCAGCTGCGGCTTGTAGCTGGGCGGGGTGTTGGCCACGGCGACCAGGCTGCCTTCGCGGTCGTACAGGCCCATTTCGCGGATCCAGCGACCGCCCTGATTCTCGGGCACGATCAGCTCGGCGATGACCTGGTTGGGATTGTTGACGTCCACGGTCAGGTTGTTGAGCGGGGCACGGTACCACTCGCCGATCAGGGCGGTCTGGCTGCGGCTGGGCATGGGCAGGTTGCCGCCGCCGTCGCCCACGGCCATCTGCTTGAACTGGAGCGGGATGCCGCTAGCGGCGGCGGTAGCGAGTTTGGCCTCGCCGATGGCGGTGAGAATCGCGTAGTAGGTCTGGCTCATGGGTAGATGCTCAGGGTATCGATGCTATGGAGGGCGCCGCTGCCGAGTAGCGCCGGGCCGCCGATGACGATGGCCTCGGGCTGGTAGGGATAGACGGTGAGGGTTTCACCCTGGTAGGTGCCGAGCCCGAGGCCGACGGCGCCCCGGGTTTCCAGGCTGATGGCCAGGCCGATCAGATGACGGCCGACCGGGCGGGCGTCGTCGATCAGCAGGCTCATGGCGTCGTACATGGCCTCGGTGATGCCGGTGTCGAGGACGCCGACGTCCAGGCGGAAGGTGCCCGGGGTGCCGGTTGGGCTCTCCTGCCACCATTCGCGGACGCGGATCAGGTAGCCCAGCGGCTCGACCACCCGGCGCAGCGCGCCGATGGTGCCCTTGTGGGCATGGACGAAGTAGGCCGACTTGATGACCTGGCGCTTGGTTTCCAGGCTCCAGCCGCTGTCCCAGCGATCCACCGAGCGAGCCCAGGCCAGGTAGGGCAGCAGGGCCTCGGGGCAGCGGTCGGGGTCGGCCAGGTCGCGTAGTGGGACGGGGACCTCGCCGAGGCTGGCCAGGGCTTCGGCGGCCAGACGCTCCAGCGAACTACTGTTGGGGGGCAGCAGGGCGCTCATGCTCAGGCGCCCAGGGTGACACGGCTGGCGGTGCAATAGGCCGCCTGGGCTTCGCTGGGAGTCAGGTCCTGCCAGCCCGGCAGCTCGACCCAGGCCACGCCGGCGACGTGCAGCGCAGCGTCGATGCCCGAACGTGAGACGCGCGCGCCGAGGCGGCGGCGCTGGTTGACGTAGGCGGCGAGTTGCTGCCGGGCAGTGGCCAGGATGACCTCGCCCTCGGCGCCGGGGTTGGCCAGGTGCAGGATGGCGTTGACCTGGTAGGTGAGGATCTGCGCCGATTGCACGGTCAGGCGATCGCCCACCGGACGCACGTCCTCGTCGTTGAGGGCCTGGCTGACGGTGGCCAGCAGTTCGGCCGAGGCGCTGCCGTCGCCGTCCAGGCTCTGCACGGTGACGGTTACCACGGCCGGGCTGGGACTGGTGGCGCTGGCGTCGGCGACCTTACCGCTGGCGTTGCGTGCATGCAGGATGTAGGCATTGCGCGGGCCGGCCACGCTCAGGCCTTCCCAGGCCATCTGCACCCGTTCGCGCAGGGCATCGTCGCTTTCCAGCACCGCGGCCAGCGGCGGAAGGGCGTTGCGGTCGGCCGGGGTGACCACCAGGCGCGTCAGGTTGACGCCGGCGGCGATCTGTTCGAGGTCGCTGCCGGTGGCCTTGGCCAGCATGGTGCCCAGCGCCGCCTCGTTGACGCGCTGGCGCAGCAGCAGCTCGCGATAGGTGTTCTCCTGCAGCAGCTTGGTCAGGGGCTCGGACTCCAGCGCCAGGCGCGCCCGCAGGGCGGCCTGCTCGGCGGCCGGCCAGAGGCTGACCAGTCGGTCCTTGCGCTCCTGCAGCAGCGTTTCGAAATCCAGCGGCTCGACCACCCGCGGGGCGGGCAGCTGGCTCAGGTCGATGGGCGTGAAGGTGGTCACGACAGCCCTCCCAGGGCCAGGGGCGCGCGTAGGCTGAC